TTAAACGCTTTTTATACCCACTACCTTGCGTTTGGGGCACCCTTGGGACACAACGTCAGAAAAACTACTGTTCAGCATTTCCACCTGGTTACGGTCCATCTCTCCGATCCACTTCGAGTAAATCTCATAAACCATCTTCGCGTTCTCGTGACCCATCTGTCCGGCGATAAACGACGGGTTAGCACCGGCAGTTAAAAGCCAGCATGCGAACGTGTGGCGCGACTGGTAAGGGCGTCTGTTCCTTATTCCAGCCTTCTTTAATCCCGCCTCCCAACTATACCCCAGAGACTGAGATCCGTAATACTTCGTTTCCCCGCGCCAGTTTTTGGGCGGGATAAACACGAACCGCAGTTTTTGTTGCTCTGTTAACCCATGTTCGCGGTGATGAAAAGTGATTTCTGTTTTGCTTAATGCGCCAGTTAGCTTGAATTGCTCACGTAAAGCTTTCAGCGCAGGCTCAAGCAGGGTTACAGTTCTGATCCCCGCTTCGGTTTTGGGTGGCACAAACAGCCCCTCATTAGTTTGATTACGCCTGACGTGAAGCTCACCCTTATCAAGGTCCACATCTTCCCAGGCTAAAGCTGTAAGCTCTCCATGCCGAAGGCCGGTAAAGATAGCTGTAGTCCAGAGCAAAGCATACCGAGCAGATAACGCTTTTATAAAACCTTCGTATTCGCTCTGGAGAAGCGGATCCGGGTCTCTCCTGGAGCGCTTAAGCATCTTTATACCTTCGTGAGGGGTATGCTCGATAAAGCCGCTCAGGTTCGCCAGTTTGAGCAGCGCAGTCAGGTTGTTCATCAGGCCGTTGACCGTGGATACAGCGCGACCTTTTCTTTTAAGCCAGGGCGCGTGATCGCTAAAGGTGTTACCAGTTAATAGCGCGTTCCTGTAATTCAACAGGTCGGTATGTTGAATATCCGCAATATGCGTATTACTTCCGACGATAGCGCAAAGTGTTGCTATGCGTGATTCTGCGCCTCTGTATGACGCAGCTGACACCTCAAGCTTTTTGGCATTAAGATAAATTTTGCATAATTCACCGAATGTTTTAATTTTTTGTGTCGTGGTGAATTTTTTAAGCGCCTTTGATTCAGGGAAGTGCTCTGCATAGTCAAATTTACCTTGCTGAATCTCACTCATAATTAAAGCGCGGAGATTACCAGCTTTTCTTATATTGCTATTCGATACGGTCCAACCGCGCAAAACTTCGCGGCAACGTATGCCGCGATATAGAAAACTAATTCTTATTCCCTTCCCATGCAGCTCTACGCCAGCAGGCATATTCATTATGTTTCCCCGACAAGCCTATTGATCCTGGTGTAGTTGTAGAGAAGCGTTACCCTTCCTTCTGAAGCTTTTGGATCTGGTGGGTGCTTCTTATAATGAACGCCCTCAATCCATCTTCCCTCCCGGTAAGATTTAATTTGCCGGGGAGTCATATACATCTTCGCTACAATTCCCTTTTCCATCACCCATTCATCTTCTTGAGTAATATCGGCCATAAATAACCTCATGGCCGGGAAACTATAATCAGTTCCCCGGTTTAATGTTGATTATTGGAAATCAAATGCTGGATCCATCAAGATGATCAAACAAACTCCAGTATCTCGACCAGTCTGGCTGCGAATACTCTTCCGCTTCATCATCCCATTCGCCAGCAAAGGGGTCTTCACAGACCGAGGTTAGCCATAGCCCTATCGCCGGACAGTCAGGGTTTCCCTCGAATAATTCAGCGATAGCAGGCCAGTGGTTTACAGTGGCTTCATTTGGAGGGAAATCAGCAAGGTAAAGCCGGATGTATTCAGCTGCACGGGAGTAATGCTCCTTGAGGACATACATCCAGTCATATGTCATTGCCAATACAGCTCGGTGATGAAGAGGAATGTCCTCACGATTGGCCAGAGGCCATAGCTTATCGATACACGCCATATACCCATAAGGGACCGTTCTCAGATAACGGATAGCCATGTCATTCCAGATTACGGGACCGCTGCCCCATGCATTGCGAAACTCTTCAGCAGTCTCTGATTTTTCGCCTGGCCAAACTCGTATTACTGTTGTGTAGCTCATCGTGAAGCCTCCGCGCGAAGTGCGCTGTATGCACGCAGTACGTGAGGTGTTTTCCCGGAAATAACCGTTTTTAAAATAAAGAATCCGCTACGCTTAGAACGAACGGAAGGAGCCAGGAATAAAGCAGTATCAACGGCGCGATTGTGTAGCCGGAATTCGAATGCCGTACTGGTGACAATCGCGGTAGCTATTACACCTTTATCAATAAATTCTATTTTCATATTTGATATTTCCTTTTTCAGGATTACTAACTGAAATTTATTTCACTTATTCCATAATGAAGGTCGTAATTGTGCGTTTGCTGGTCTGGTTGGTAATGAGTTTCGGAATGATGACTTTGCAGCCGTAAGTGTTTCTTTTTTCTTTTGCTTCTCATTACATACAGGGCAGTAATAGGCATTCTTACGATAAGCGCCTTTACCAAATGGGCGATATTGCAACTCTTCGCGTGCAAAGGAGCCGCCGCAGCCATAGCAGTGGTGTGTTTCGGTTTCCATATTTATTCCTGCGTTAAGGTGTGTGGATACCTGCCATTTAAGGCATTAATTCATTTATTCGATAATTAAAATGAAACTTCGGTATTTACTTTATATTGACCTGTAAGCAAGTCAGCATCTACGGAAATTAAATCTCCGTACAGGTCGTAATTTAAAATAACATCACGAAATTGAAGTCCTGAAAGCGCATCCGTACGACCACAAAACATATGGTCTTCTTCGTGCTTTGCTGCTTCATGAATATCTTTTATTGATGCCATGGCATCAGACCACATGCCACTGTTACCAATAAATTGCGCAATAGCGAGTTTGCTTTGAGCTGCTTTAACCATCGGGTTGCTTTGAAGAAAATTAGCCATTAAACACCCCCCGTAACATGCAGAATTTTTATAATGGTCGCTGACCAGGCAACAAGGCAGATGGCCAGAACAATAACCAGTGAACGAATGCCATTTCTGCTCATACGCCACCCCAGCACTGAACGCTTACCGATGCGACCGCAACCAAAAACGGAACAACCTTCAACCAGAACCGGCGCCCTGCTGGCTTGTCTTCGTCTCGAATCATCTCCTTACCCTCTGCGATGGCTATTTTTGATGTCATTCCAGTACTGAAAAGTGCAGGGGATACCTGCATCCAAAACGGCTTGTGTGGCCGCAATGATGTTTGCATGCCAGATGACACATACTGTTGTTCGCATCTGCATATAACGCAGAGACGGATCAACCTTGTTCATCTCTATTCCGGCTCGTACTGCGTCACTGGAATTATCAAAGCTAAAAATTACCTCGCTCATCCTCTTGCCCTCTTTTGAATTTGAGTTCCTAACAGACCTTGCAATGCAGTGCCGGGTGCCTCCCGGTGATACCAGCCAGTTAACAACTGGTACCGACAGCTTCTTTTCCACCCCACTCTTCTTAGAAACGAGTGTTACCGCTTAACTGTGCCGCGTGCGCATAGCCGCATTCACTGCATTGCAAAGCCTGTTGATTTTTAGCCTTCAGGCGGCAAACCGAACGTTTTCTTCTTTCCAGTCACTGTGCGGTGATTGGTTTGGATGGGATAAACTTAGAATAACTTAAGTTTTCAATCAAGATTTATTTTGTAGAAAAACTTAAATTTGAGGGTGTGAGAAAGTAACCCATTGATTAAAATGGATTACTTAAAATTTGGAATGAGGTTACTTTTTCGAGGCGCGCTTTCTGACTTTTAGTAATTCTTCGAATCGTTGGTTGTTCATCTCTACGCGTGCTCGCAACTCATTGAGAAATCCTTCTCGATCAGAATCAGGAAGGGCATCAAAAAGCCCGAGCAGTTCTTGCTGTTCCTCCGATAACTCTTTTTCCTGGTGCGGAATAGGCTCACCTGGAATCTGGTCATCATCACCATAAAGTAACCACGTTGGATTGCATTGCAGACCACTGCTCAAAGCAAACAGCCTCTTACCAGCTGGCTGGGTTTCATCCCTTTCCCACTGGGAGATTGTGACGTGCGAAACCTTGACCAGCTTAGCAAGAGCGGACTGAGAGAGTTTTAACTGTTTTCGCCTTTCAAGAAGGCGCGAGCCGAAGGTTTTATTTTCCATCATTAGAGAATTCTAAATTTTCTTGACTTAAGTTTCTCTACGATCAAATATCCTTAGGAAAACCTAAGGAGATAAGCCTGTGTTTAAACAAGATGCAATCAATTACTTCGGCAGCAAGTCGAAATTAGCCAAAGCTGCGGGCGTAGCCCCCGCGTCAGTTTCCGTTTGGGGTGAACTCGTTCCTGAAAAAAATGCGATGAGACTGCAACTAGCTTCTGAGGGAGTCCTGCAATACGACCCTGAAGTTTACGATCAACATGCTAAAGCAAAACGTTCTGGTGAGGTGAATCATGAAAATCAGGCATGAACGCATTCGCGAGGCCATGAATGCCTGGGCGCTTTATCCTGGTGGCCGTAAAACGCCTGTATCGGCTATTGTCGACGCGTATTTCTCCATGGGCATGACTAAGCCAGAGTTGTATGACGAAAGCCACCCTGACGCACTGAGCCGCAATATCCAGAAGATTTACCGCTGGGTTGAAAGTGATTCACCTGCATCAATCGAAAAAATCGCGCAGCTTCTCCCGGCAATTGAACGGGCTATGCCGCCGTTACTGCTGGCGCGGGTGCGTAGTTATTACTCCGCAACTTTCCGGGAACTGCTTCACCGCAAACAGCGTGTCGACGACGAAATGGAAGCGCTGTTCGGCGCAATGATTGCTATCTCTGACCGGATTGCTGATGGCGGCCCCTCCGGTAACACGCTGATTCACTAAGCGAGGTTCAACCATGCGTAACCAGTCTGCTGCTGAATTGATTGCTCGCCTGAAACGAGCGTATCCGGCGTATGAGCCGTCTGAAGGAGATTGTGCAGGCACTGGCATTCCTAAGGTCGGTTCTCGCTTCCAGCACAGACACAAAGGCCACATGGTGACGGTACTCACAGCGACAGAGAAAGATGTTTCCTACCGCAAAGCCTGCGGGGCTGTTGGCTGGGTGGGGTTGAGAGAGTTTTTACGGCTACACAATGAGGTTTCGGAATGAACAATCAGGTGTTTGAAATTGTTCAGGCCATGTCGGGGCAGGGGAACTGCATAACGATCCCCGGACCGTATCTGGATTTCTTTGCAGGAGACAGGCAACAGTATTTGCTGGCGGCCATTCTCAATCAGCTGGTGTTCTGGTCTGGCAAGTCGAGTCTGGAAAATGGCTGGTTTTACAAAGAGCACGCAGCGCTTGCCAAAGAGATTCGCGCCAAAGATGGCGACGTGGTCAGAAAAGCAATGTTCAAGATTACAGAGCAGTACCTGGCGGGGGTTATTGAGGAAGAGTTACGGCAGGTAAGCGGCACTCCGAAGAAGCATTATCGGGTCGATCAGGAGGCGCTAATCGCCAAAATATTCCCGCAAGGGGGAAATTCAAATAACCCATTGAAAAATATGGATACGGCCCAAGAGCCGAATGGAAACGGCTTAAGAGCCGAATCGAAGCAAGTGATTGAAAGTGATGGAAACGGCTCTCAAGCCGAATGCATTCGTCCCAAGAGCCGAATGGAAACGGCCCAAGAGCCGAATCCTGGAAACGGCTCTCAAGCCGAATCCTATCTCTATACAGATCTTAAAAACAGATCACTACATACAGATCATAAAAACCACGCGGGAGAGATTCTTCCTGTGGATAACTTTGCAGAGTCAGGACGTGAACCGGTCATCCCGGAAGCAAACATTCCTGACGCTACCGAAGACAGTAACCTGGCTACCGATAACGACTTCGATCTCGCGATGTGGTTCTGGTCGACCATCATCGAGATGTACGAACGCGCCGCAGAATTTGACGGCTGCCTGGCAAAGCCGAAGGAACCAAATTTTGTTCGCTGGGCACAGGCAGTTCGTCAACTGCGCCAGGAGCACGGCTGCAGCCACGACCAAATCCGCACCATGATTGAGCGTATTCAGCGCGACCAGTGGTGGTGCGGAAAGGTTCAGGACATGCCGACGCTACATCGTAAATGGCCTGAGTTGGTGCTGAAGTTGTGCCCGGTAAATCTCGCAACCGGCGGCAACCTCGGTTTTAGCGGCAAGGTTCAGGCAGATATTCCTAAGGGTTTCAGGGGCTAAGGAGTTTTTTCAATGAAAACAACCAAATCCAAGAAAACACAATACAGCGGTGAAATCACGATGATCGAATTTCTAAAAGCCAATCCTGATTTGACCACAAGAGAAATCGCAGTTGCACTGGGGCGCGGTATGTCATCTGTCGGTAATCAGCTTCGCCAGTTACACGGAACGGGTCAGATTACCCAAAGCGGCATGCGGAATGGCGCAGCAATGTGGATCTTCAACGATATGCCGTTTGGCTGCGCGAACCGGCTTCGGGCGATGTTTGAAAGCCTTCTGAGGGAGTGTCGCGGGGTCGCTCAATGAAATTACAGAAATGCCCTGATTGCGGCGCGTTACCTGAGTACCACTGGAAAGATTATACGTTTGGCTCTTGCTCTGGCGCACTGAAATGCCCCTTTGACCATTACCGAGTCCAGCAAAGCTACTGGGCTGGTGGAAAGAACAAAGCCAGGCATGCTCTGGAACAAAAATGGGCTGAGGCGGTTAATAAAAACGAGGTTAAAAATGGCTAAGAATTCAATCGACGCATACGGTGCCAGCGGCAAGACAAACGTTCTGATGTTTGAGCCGGAAAATCTGCATATTGTCACTGACAAGGCTCATCCGCTTTACGATGAACGTATTTACTTACCTCTCAGTGAAGCCATGGTGCTGAACATCATAGACCAGGGGGTTCTTGAGCCGATTATTGTCTGGAAAGACCCGGAAACGGGGCTGTCCTGCGTGGTTGATGGCCGTCAGCGTGTCCGCCATACCCTGGAAGCTAACGGGCGTCTGGCAAAAGAGGGAAAAACCCCACTGCTGGTTCCGGCAGTCACTAAACGCGGTTCAGCTGTACGCATGGCTCAGGCGATGGTCAGCGCAAACGAAATCCGTCAGGCCGATACACCGCTGGGCAGAGCCAAAAAGATGGCTGATGCGCTGGAGCGTGGGCATGACGAGGAAGACCTCGCGCTGATGTTCGGTGTCAGCGTCCCCACTGTACGCGCTACGCTAACCCTTCTGGATGCCACTCAGGCAGTCAAAGACGCGGTAGAGTCCGGCACAGTAACAGTTACCCAGGCGCGTCAACTGGCATCACTGAAACCCGAAGAACAGCGGGAAAAGGTAGCCGAAATCGAAGCGGCGACCGCTGGCACTAAAGGCCATGAAAAGGCCAGGCGTCAGCGCGCTGTGCTTGGCGAAACAAAGCCACGTCTCAAATCACGCAAAGAAATCACAAAAGCCCTTGAAGGTGCCTGCGGTGAATATGCGGCGGCACTACGCTGGGTACTGGGAGAAGCATTATGAGTATCGTTGGAGATTATTTCTTTGAATTCCCGGCATCACGTGGCGTTCAGGGCTGGTGGTCGTTGTATAAACCCGCTGTTGCGGTTTTTTTCTTTCTGTTAGCACGCTTCGGCAACTCTGTGCCGCCACCGTTCGTTGAGGCACTGGTGATGGGCAATTTTCCTGAGTTATGTCAGAAAAGGGACGCAGACGCCTGATGTATTAAAAAGCCGAGATTGCAACTGTATTTGAAATTGTTGAATTAAATTCATGTGGTGCGCTTATTAATATGTGCTTTAGTTTAAATGATTTGGAAAATTCTCAATTTGAAAATAGTTGAATCTTTACTCCATTAAAGCTGCTATTGTCTCCTGTAAAATGGAACCATCAAGTACCGGAGCCTTCTGTTACTTGATTTTTAAGTCTTTTACTTAGGGATGACTGAGGATTTATCATGGCAAATGATTCACGAGGAAATGAGGTGCTTTTCAACCGCGCATATCTAAACTTGTGCTCTAAGAATAAGAATTTAAGTACATTGGTTATAGCCAGAGAGTTTAAGGATGATAATATTGTTGGATGTTTTTCTTTTGGCCTTAAAAAACTAATCGATATTGAGTCAAAGTGTTTGTTTTTGCGCTATAAGTACCCATGGCCAGATTTTGAAATTGAACTGGTTAAAAATAAAGGCGGTGATTACGAGTTCATGCTTTTTCATAATGATTTTCTTAAAGGTAGTGAGGTTTAAGTTAGTTATAACGATTTTTTTTAATCAAATCGGATTTAATTTAATTGTTTATGTTAGACATTTTTTACCTTGAGCTTGTCTAAGGATAACATTCGAAGAGTGTCGCACGCTTGCCCGACTACTTTAATCGAACAGTTTTGATGTCACTGCTCGATTAAATTTGGCCATTACGTAATCATATAAGGTCTCGTCAATATGACTTGTTTTACCACTCATGAGTTGGGCGATTTTTGTTTACTGTGACCTAAGACTCTGTCTCTCTTTAGAGAACATGACTAAAAAACCCCATAGATTCAACCCGCTACGGTGGGTTTTGTTTTCCCATGACTGATAAAAATTAACGTTTTGTGCTCTTAAGATATTGCTCATTCAGTGAGTTAGGTGTGCTGTGTATTTATACAGTGTTTAGGTGGGTGATACTATGAGAATCGAAGTAACCATCGACAAGACTAAAAAACTGCCAGAAGGGGCCATTCCCGCCCTTGAAGTTGAATTGCTGCGCCGTCTTCATCAAAACTATGAAGGCTGCAAACTAAATATAAGGCGCTCAAGTACTGACGGGTTGACCGTTCTGGGTGGTGCTGACGGCGATAAAAAGCGCATAGAGCAAATCCTGCAGGAAACGTGGGAAAGTGCCGACGACTGGTTTTATTGAGCGGTAAGTAAGTGGCGGCTATGCCGCCATTGTTAACTTTTTACGCCATCTTTAGCGCGGTTATTTTTAGTGCAGTAACTCGTTGGCCGTGTTCGTTGCAGGTGGAGTGTTTCCAATGAGGTATTTATGGAAATACCGGATGATTTATTTCCAGGGTTTAAAGAGCATGCCGGGCCTGTCCTTGTTTATGTAAAAAACGGCGTGGTCGAAAGAGGCTTCCCGCTCCGTAAGGATGAGTTTGTCACCTCGCTCAGATCCCTTGATGAGGCTCGTAAAAAGGCTGGGCTTCCCCCTGTAAGTCAGGATTAAAATTAGTTATATTAATCACGGGCCTGAACAACCCTTCTTGCTAGTCACTGTGCCACGGAGAGAAACCGATGGCGCAGAAGCTACATACTCAAAAGTTGTACCTCTTTATACCGGCTATCACCAACGCTGGTGTTTCCGTTTGTCTGTCGCGCCAAGGCGGTGCGATATGAGCAAATCCAAAACAAAAGCTGAAAAGCTTCATCTTAGCCGCGTAGCCGCTATTGGCTGCATAGTTTGCCGCAACCTTGATTACGGTGAATCACCCGCTGAAATACATCACTGCAGCTCTGGCACTGGCTTATCTGTCCGCGCTGATAACTTCCATGTCATTCCTCTTTGCCACGCCCATCATCGCACTGGTGGTTACGGCGTTGCTATTCATGCCGGCCGTAAATCATGGGAAGAGAAATTCGGTACTGAAAGCGAGTTGTTGGCGCAGGTTCTGCAGGAATTAGGGGAGACCATCGCATGACTAATCCTTACTGCGAATCTCTCACAGCCCTTCGCAACGCACCATCACATTATTTAAAAGAGGTTGGTGACCAGTGGCGAACGCCGGATCCGCTTTTCTGGGGTATCAACGCGATGTTTGGTCCGTTGATGCTGGACCTGTTCGCTGATGACAGCAATGCAAAATGTCCTGTCTGGTACACCGCAGAAGATAACGCGCTGACACAGGACTGGTCGGAAATGCTGGACTCAATTGGTGGTGCTGCATTTGGCAACCCGCCATACAGCCGCTCTCAATATCATGAGAAGCAAGCTATCACAGGCATGACTCACATCATGAACTACGCAGCGGCGCAACGAGATAAGGGCGGTCGCTATGTTTTCCTGGTTAAATCAGCAACGAGCGAAACCTGGTGGCCGGAAGATGCGGATCATGTCTGCTTTATTCGTGGGCGGATTGGTTTCGATCTGCCTGTCTGGTTTAAACCCGCCAACGACAAACAAAGGCCGACCAGCGCGTTTTTTGCTGGTGCCATAGCTGTATTTGATAAGACCTGGCGAGGTGAGCAGGTTAGTTACATCAATCGAACGGTGCTTGAAGAAAAGGGCCGCGCATTTATGTCACTGGCGCAGTTTGCTGCGGACCAGAACAACACCAAAAATGAGGTGAATGTATGATCAACCCTTCTGAAGTTGGTAAATCCGGGGAAATGGTTCGCCTCCGCACTCTGGAAAGCATCTGGATACAGGGAAAGCTGCGTATGTGGGGCCGCTGGTCGTATATCGGCAGTGGTAGCGGCGGGAATATGTTTAATCAGTTACTGGTATCCGGGAAGATAACGAAGACGGCTATCAATGATGCATTACGCCGGATGAAGAAGTCGGGCATCTCAAAGCCAGAGCTTGAGGTATTCTTTAAAGAGATTATCAGCAGTAAAAACAAAAGTGGCCTTGCGTTCTGCTCTGACGAAGAGGGATTAAAAATTGATGGTGTTATCGCCGGGGTCCTCATGAATGAGGACTACCGGTCACTCTATGGTGTGATTGTAGATCGCCATCGCTTACGCAAAAGCAAACTTCAGATGGCTAACGAGCTTCTGGAAAAACACCCTGACTGGACACTGATTACTTGCCGCAGAAGAATTGATACATGGATAAGTTTGGCAGAATCGATACTTTACGCTCCATTATGTGACGCATTCGGCACAAATGGCGACAGATTTTACTTGCAAGGTGAGCAAGAAAGTGCTTGAATTGTGGTAGGCTCGGGACGTTAAAGCGAACTGAGCAGCACAACATTAAGAACCCGCCATAGTGCGGGTTTTTTGCATCCAACAAAGACTAACCAGAATGGTTGGTGGTATAGTTTTTGAAACAAAATTCTGGAGATTAAAAATGCTTTGTGGAGGACTTTCACTGCGAGACTTTATGCACAAGCTTCATAAAGTTTTACGACCAACCGGTCCAGTTGTTTCAATGGAATTGTTATTTGGACGTGAGAAGCATGTCACTGACCTAGAGTTAGCCCTTTATGCCACAGGTCGGCATGCCTTTATTTATGGTGATAGAGGTGTAGGTAAAACCTCTTTAGCGCAGACTGTCGCATTCAAACTTCAGGAAGAAGCTGATCCTATACTGGTTGGTTGTGAGAAAGAGTCCACCTTCTCAAGCGTTATGAATGATATTGTTTTGCGTGGAACACCGCAAAATAAAAAAATTGATACTCAAGGCTGGACTTTTGGTTTAAATGTTGCAGGAGTTGGCGGCATAAATGCGGGACAAAACCAAAAAATCAATAATACTGACCTTAATATTGACTCAGTTTCTGCAGCAGTCCGAGCGTTACAATTTCTAACCAAGGCTCATTCTAAAAGACCTTATATTGTAATTGATGAATTTGACCAAATTGACTCTGATGCAGAGCGTCAAAAGTTTGGTTCGCTTATCAAACAACTGGGTGATCAAGCCTGTGAAGTAAAATTAATTTTTACCGGAATTGGTGATTCTCTAGTAACCCTAATCGGGGGGCATAAATCAAGTGAACGCCAGATACATCAGGTACACCTTGATAGTTTACCTTGGAACGGTCGTTTCCAGATTATTGATAACGCATTTGAAGAATTCGGATTGACAGTTGATGAGTCGGTCCGATACAAAATTGCGGGTCTTAGCGATGGATTTCCAAACTATATACATCTGATTTGTGAAAAAATATTGTTGACATGTCAAAGTTCGGTACGCGAATACTCTTCAGTTGATTATAATCTTTTCATTAAAGGGTTAAATGATGCAATTGACTCCGTATCGGAGACCCTAAGGCAAAGTTATACAGATGCTACGGAAGGTCGAGATGAATCATATAAACATATAATCTGGGCTATGTCAGATATGGCAGATTTAACTCGACATAAAACGCACATATCAGAGTCTTATGTCAAAATCTGTAAGTCACTCGACGTACTACCTTTGGATAAAGGAACATTTGAACGTAAGTTTAATGCACTTAAGAAACCTGCGTTTGGTTGCATCATTATTCCTGCATTAGGAAATCGCCCTTCATGGTTTCGCTTTAGAGAAAATATGCTACGTGGTTATATCCGTATGCGAGCAGAGCAGCACGGCCTTGAGTTGGACTTTCAGAATTACAGAGTTGCAGGAGAGCATTCAGCGCGAGCTATAGGCAAATACTCAGCTTATAAACCTTTGACTAATGTTGAAGGGCGTGTCGCCAAGCTTAGAGGTGATGATGACTGGCTTGAAGATTTAAAATCAAACTCAAGTAATTAAAGTAAATAATTTTTAACAAACTAGGCCACCAAATGGTGGCTTTTTTATTTCCCCTCGTTCTGAGAGGATTCACAGCAATTGAGGGGGACCGATGTCCGAACCAATAACCGGCACAGGCTTAGCTGGTGGCGCTTTAACGGGGGCGAGTGTTTACGGGCTGTTAACCGGTACTGATTACGGTGTTGTGTTCGGGGCATTTGCTGGTTCCGTGTTTTATATAGCGACCGCTGCCGATTTGAGTGCAACACGGCGGATGGCTTATTTCGTGGTGTCCTATATCGCCGGGGTTCTGTGCGCTGGGCTGGTGGGCTCCAAGCTATCGGCCCTTACCGGATACAGCGATAAACCGCTGGATGCTATTGGTGCCGTAATCATTTCTGCGTTGGCCGTGAAAATACTCACCTTCCTGAACAATCAGGATATTGGCTCGCTGGTGGCGCTAATAACGCGCCGGGGAGGTTCCGGTGGTACTAAATGATCCAACAGCAACCATCAATGCGCTGTTATGCGCAGGTGTTGTGGTTACTCTGATGTTCTATCGCCGTCGAGACTCACGGCATCGGAAGTGGGTGTCGCGGCTGGCATGGCTGATAACAGTGATATACAGCTCTGTACCGCTGGCGTATCTATGCGGCATTTATCCATATTCAACGTGGCCCACCATCGGGGCCAACATCATGATCCTTGTTGCGCTGCTGAGCGTAAGAGGCAATGTAGCGCGACTTGTTGACGCACTGAGGCACTGATGAACCAATCTCAATTCCAGAAGGCGGCTGGTATCAGCGCCGGGTTAGCTGCGCGCTGGTTTCCGCACATTACAGCCGCGATGAAAGAATTCGGCATTACTGCTCCACTCGACCAGGCGATGTTTATTGCCCAGATGGGGCACGAGTCGGGAGGCTTTACCCGGCTGGTGGAAAATCTGAACTATGCAGCAGATAGCCTTGTGCCTACGTTTGGTAAACACCGTATCACCGCCCAGCAGGCCGCAGCACTCGGCAGAAAGGCAACACAACCAGCAAATCAGCGAGCAATCGCGAATCTGGTGTATGGGGGAGAGTGGGGAAAAAAGAACCTCGGTAATCAGGTTGCAGGTGATGGCTGGAAATATCGTGGTCGCGGCCTGAAGCAAGTCACAGGCTTGAGCAACTACCGCAACTGCGGGCAGGCACTGAAGCTTGACCTTGTTACCCAGCCCGAGCTGCTGGAGCGAGATGATTACGCCGCACGTTCCGCCGCATGGTTTTATGTTTCACACGGTTGCCTGCTTCATTCCGGTGATGTTGAGCGCGTAACGCTGCTTATCAATGGTGGCCGCAACGGTCTGGATAAACGCCGTGCGCTGTTCAATCAGGCTAAATCAGTACTGGTATGAGGTCCTTATGGGCATTGAAATGTTTATTGGTCTGGCAACTGCATTGCTTGCCATTGTCGCAGGCGCATTTGGGTTAGGCCATTCACTCGGAACCAGCAAGGCGGAAGCCAAAGCCGAACAGCAGCGAACCGAAGAGAACGCCGCTGCTACCGTCGCCGCGGCAGAACGGAAAGCAGATGTTATTCAAGAGGCCAGTGATGTACAGCAGACTGTTAGCCATATGCCTGATGACGATGTTGATCGGGAGCTGCGCGAGCACTTCACCCGCCCCGGTAGTCGTTGATACAGGGTGCCTGTGGGCGAAAATTATCTATCTCACAGACCACGATATCGAAGTGCTGGATAAGCAGACGAAGCGCGACATTCTGGCGCACAACAAATCAGTGCTGGCCAACTGCCCGCAACCAACCGACAGGGTTACGCGATGACCAAGGTAAAGAATATTGAATTTCGACTGAGCAAACTTGAGAAAGGGCCAGACAAGAATGTTCTGGCCATCATGGAGATAAGGTCGAGGGCTATTGCAGGTACGGTGTTGAACCAGGTACGAAATCAGGTGTTGAAAGGTCAATAATTTCGCTAAATACAGCCTCATAGGCCTTATTCATCTTATCTACTGTTTCTGAAGTGATATCACTTGTTGAAGGTATATCGATACCATCCATAAGTTTTATTTCAGCGAATTTTTCTAAAAATTGAAGGACGTCCTTTTTTTGGTCTTCAGGCATTGTTTGCACGATACAAGCAACAACGTTTCTCAGGGCCAAAATTTGTGCGTGAGTAACATAATAAGGATCATTCATAGCTTCTTACCTGTTCTGTTGAATTTGGTGATTTAACAGTATCAGGCTGAGATGACGGCCGCCACCATGTGGCAACAGTTACACGTTATGCCTCGCACAAGCGGGGCTTTTTTTATTGGAGATGATAAGGATGCCCGCACTGATCCTCCGTGCCTGCCGTAAGCGTGGATGCGCAGGTACAACCACCGGGCGCTCAGGCTACTGCGAGATACACCGTAATGAAGGCTGGCACCAGCATCAGCAGGGCAAGAGCAGGTAGATATAGAAACCGCCATTGTTTCGCCAGCTCAGGTTAGATAAATACCGTTGGCAGGCCTATTACACTGCAATTACCGAATAGTGATAATAGCTGTATAACCTGAAAATACAGGCTGAACAAACATATACAACTAATAGCATTAGCAACTAATTGTTACAGTGAAGGGGCTTAGCACCTCGGCATTGAACTTACTTTCAGCGACTGAGCGACATTCAGGCAGCAGATCTGCAATACGTTCTATAAGTGCCCCTGGTGTTGAGGATGAAAGTTCTTTAGCTGCTAGCGCTAAAGCCAGATCATAAGCAACAGACTCTTTCGTTCTGCCGCCAGAAAACACATTGTATGACATAGTTGACCTTACTTTTTTAAGTTGAGAAAAATGATTTATATCTTTTTTCTATATTCTTCGCCCAGGAACTGATAGAGCGATCTGAACTGGTTCGTTTGACTTACAGGAAGATAATTACTGCTGAGCACCATTCCTGAAATAATGATGCATGTAAGTGTGAACAGATAGTCCTTAAGTTCGATATCTGTCATTTGATAGGATTCTTCATTTGCAGCTGAAAGTCCTAAGCGATATGGCTTAAAAAGCAAAGAAGGAAATTTTTTAATGTCTTTCACCCTTCCTCCGGAAGGAAAAAGTATCCACATTTAGGGCAAATACACGTGATGTTTTTACGTATTTTGCTGGAACTTTGCTCCATGATATGAGAGCAGTGAGGGCAAGTCACCTTCACCTGTTTATCCATGTACATCTTAAGATCATCAAAGATAGTCATAAATATTACCTGGTGGATGTGTGGGTACTTAGTATACTCCCGTAATTAATGGATTGCTCATTTATTGACCTGCCAAGCCCGACACAGGTCTTCTCTGTGCAAGTGCAGGGAGGTAACATATCTAGCTGGCATGATGATCCCTAAGCATCCTCGGGGAAGATAACCTATTATTTATAATAGGTTGGGATCACTTAAGGAGTGTTTGAATGAAAAATGAAGAATTTGAACGTAAAGTCGAAGATGAGATTTCTGCTCTCATTAAGAAAAAGATCGCTGAAATCAGGAAAAAAACTGGTAAAGAGGTTTCTGAAATCGAGTTTATTCCAGTTGAGACAATGAATGGGCTTGATGGATACGAAGTAAAAATCAAGCTGATGTAAACGTTAAAAAGGTCGCCGCGGCGCTGAGGAATCCCCAGTAATGGGCGGGTGAAAAAAGACAGGCATAGAGTTTTGTGATCTACTGATTGTGCTATCAATTCAATGAGATCACCTCTATGCCTGCCTGCCGAGTATGTCAGAATTTCTTCCGGGATGCTTTAGCTCCGTTTCACAAATACCGACAAAATACCCTCCTTGACGCCACGCTTGCCTTAATCAACGGCGCGTCACTGACGCTGTCCGGGCTGGAATCATCAGCGACCAGACAGCCCTGAGGGCGCTAGAGGAATACATCAATACGCAGTGTTTGAGATAAAAAAATCCCGCCGGTTCAGGCGGGAAACGTGTTCACAAATACAATTCGTTACGGGATGGGTAGTAGCACGGTGAAGAAAGCGCGGAGTGATGAAAAATCTGAAAATGCACCGCAGGACTGATGGCTGACCAGGCCGCTATCGTTAAGAAATGGCCCCACCCTGAGGGCTATTGTTTTAACGACGCAAGGTATTTCACGTGATGGCTCTTTTAGCCCAAGAGTCATCCCGGAAACAACAAGCGCAAGCGCTGGGTTGGTTAAAAAATGCTCTATTGGTGATATGATAAGGCCCATTTATTGAAAGGGTAATCATCATGTCATTTTTCGATTACGCATTAAAACGTATAAATATTGCGACAAAAATAACAGTGACTTGTCCTGTTTGTGGGCATAAATCCAATCATCCGACTACAAAGGTACGCAAGGAACAGGCGTTACTCTGTCCGAGATGCAAATCACTGTTTGTCATTCACAGGTAACATGCCGCCAGACTGAAACTAACCGCCTCAGGGCGGTTTTTATTGCCTGAATTAGAGAGCCTCTTTGCGGGATGGCTCTGTAATGCTAAGTCGAATGGTTGTTACTTTCTCTTTCGAAAGGATAAAAGCAGACCAGGCGCGACATTCTGGAGCACAACAAATCAGAGCAAGCGGACTGCTAAAGGAAAACTACTGATAATGAGTAAGTTCGGATTAGCTAACGACATAACAATCCGTCTCTTGGACATGATAAAATCATTACCAACGGTAATGGATTGAAAAGGAAATGATGTGTGGATGTGCTAATTGATAGTGCCATGGAAGGCTATATCTTCCTCGCTCTGGCTATGTGGCGCGTTCTGATTGTGGTATTCGTTGGGATGGCCCTCTCATTTTATGGCGTGCAAATGCGTAGAACTGCAGTCACCTTTTTGATGCTAGCTGCGGTAGTAGGGATTGCGGGTTCGATTTATACCTAAATAGCCTTTATAACTATCTCCGTTTATAGCAACCCATTGATAAATATGCGCCTCGCAATAGCGGGGCTTTTTTATTCGTGAAGGTAAACGATGCAAAATATCAAGATTGAATACGTTAATGGCGTGCTGGTGGCGCTGGAGCGGGACGGCGTGTCTTACGCGCATCTGCCTGTTTCAGCTATCCATTTCGACCATACCGCTAAGATATTCCCGCACCTCAAGATTGAGATTGAAGCTGGTGGCGCACCATTCGTACCTGCAGCACCAGCGCAACCACAACCGGAAGAGTCAGAACAGCCACCAGCTGTCGTGGAAGAAGTGCAGCCAGTAAAAGAAGGTGAGCTCTTGCCGCCGAATGATACTGCGCCACGAACGGCGCGTCGCCCCCGTCATCGCAACCGTAACCGCAACAGGAGCCAGTAATGTTTAATCGTAATGATCTGACGCTTTCACTCTTCTATGCTTCCAGCACGAATGATGACGGCGATAAGGTCGCGTCACTTACCGTTCAGGTGAACAATTCCGACATGGTGGCCATGCAGAGCAACAAGCTGCAATGCATCACTGATAAGACAGGTAAGAAGGCTTATTCCGTTGGCGAGCAGATGATCACCAATGGTTCTGATCCGCTGCTGGTTGCCCTTGAGGACTACTGGCGCCGGAACACTGAGACGGTCGTGACCGGATTTCTGAACGATGTTGGCGACTTCATCGCAGGGAACATCAGCCAGTCTTCAACGTTCCTCGGCTTCAATGGGCTGAAGGTCTTCGAGAATGAGCCGCTGGCGGCACGCATCCCCGAGGATGTGCTGCAGGCTGACGGCGGCGCGTCCGCAGGCTGAGCATTCACAGAGGTCGTTCAGTGAGCGGCCTCGATGATTGGTCAGCTATTGCAAATGACAATCATTATTGCATGGGTCCTCCCGGTGGGGTGGTCTTCCACGGGGCGGCGCGCTCGCGGGAATCGGCTAGTTTTCTGGATCCATGGTCATCATCATCATTTGCGCAGGTTTTTGATTTTATTGATGCCTGTTTTGCAATGATGTCGAAACGGTTAAAAAGTGTTCACCATCATGGATCAGGAAATCGCTTCTCTGAAGCTGAATATTAATCAGCTGGCGGGCATAACCAATGTCCACCGCCAGACGGTGGCCGCCAGGCTGAAAAATGTCGAACCAGCACCGGGCAGCAACAGCAAACTAAAACTGTTTTTAGTGACCGACGTTCTGGCTGAATTAATGATCCCCACGGTTGCAACCAGTCTGGAGGATATGCCACCGGCGGACAGGCTGGCGCACTGGAAGGCGGAGAACGAGCGGATCAAGTTTGAGCAGGATACGGGGCAGCTTATACCGGCAGATGAAGTGGCCAGAGAGTTTTCAGTCATGACTAAAGCCGTTGTGATGGTGCTCGAAACGCTCCCCGATGTACTCGAGCGAGATTGCGCGCTTTCCCCTGCAGCGGTTGCCCGGGTGCAGAGTGTGATTGACGATTTGCGCGACCAGATGGCCCAAAAGGTCATGGAAGCCGAAGCAGAGGAGGTTGAGCCAGAGGAGGACTGATGGCAAAGCGGGCATCCGCCAGGGGGATCCGCCGGGATGTCTCCGGAATTTTACGCGCGCCACGCCGCATGCTGGTTGCCGACGCGGTAGCCGAATATATGCGTGTGCCGATGGGCGCCGGTAACTCGGTCCCATGGGATCCTAATCTGGCCCCATATGTTATAGAGCCGATGAACTGCCTGGCATCGCGTGAGTACGATGCTGTGGTATTCGTTGGCCCCGCGCGAACGGGTAAGACGATTGGCCTGATTGACGGATGGATCGTATACAGCATTGTTTGTGATCCGGCGGATATGCTGGTTATTCAGGTATCAGAAGAAAAAGCACGTGAACACTCGAAAAAACGTCTGGACCGGACATTCCGATGCAGCCCTGAAGTAAAAACCAGATTGAGTCCGCGTCGTAACGATAACAACGTTCACGATCGTACTTTCCGCGCTGGTAACTATCTGAAACTTGGCTGGCCCTCAGTCAATATTATGTCCTCGTCGGACTATAAATTTGTTGCGCTAACCGACTACGACCGCTTCCCGGAAGACATCGACGGGGAGGGAGACGGATTCTCGCTTGCCTCCAAACGTACTACTACGTTTATGTCTTCGGGTATGACCCTGGTCGAAAGCTCACCGGGCCGCGACATTCTCGATACGAAATGGCGGCAGAGTTCACCCCATGAAGCACCTCCCACGACGGGCGTGTTGTCGCTGTATAACCGCGGCGACCGCCGGCGGCTTTACTGGCCTTGCCCGCATTGTGGGGAATATTTTCAGCCTGAAGTTGCCAACATGACGGGCTACCGTGACACGACGGACCTGGTCACAGCCAGCGAAGCGGCCTATCTGCAATGCCCGGCCTGCAAAGGAAAAGTGCTTCCTGCGATGAAGCGCGAGCTGAACATGAAAAGCGTCTGGCTACGTGACGGGCAGTCAATTGATCGGGATGGAAACATTACAGGGGAGGGCCGGCGGTCACGCATTGCTTCTTTCTGGATGGAAGGGCCAGCAGCTGCTTACCAGACCTGGTCACAGCTAATTTATAAATATCTGGCGGCTGAGCAGGAATACGAAAAAACCCAAAGCGAAGAGACACTAAAAACGGTCGTTAACACTGACTTTGGTCGCCCTTATCTTCCGCGCGCGAGTACCGAACAGCGTAAAAGCGAATTGCTCGAACAGCGGGCCGAGGATGTCCCGAAACGTTGTGTGCCTGATGGTGTTTGTTTCCTGGTGGCGACTGTCGACGTGCAGGGGGGACGTAATCGCCGCTTTGTCGTTCATGTTACTGGCTACGGAAGCATGGGCGAACGGTGGCTGGTGGACCGTTACAACATTCGCCAGTCGCTCCGGTGCGACGCGAACGGTGAAAGCCTGCCTATCGACCCAGCCAGTTACCCGGAGGACTGGGATCTGCTGCTGACTGATGTCTTTTACAAGACGTGGCGAATGGCATCCGATCCCCGCCGGTGTATGCGCCTGATGGCAATGGCAGTCGATTCCGGCGGTGAAGATGGTGTCACCGATAATGCCTATCGATTCTGGCGTAAATGCCGTCGGGAGGGAATTGGCCGGAATGTTTACCTGTTTAAAGGTGACGGTCATCGACGCGAAAAGCTGATCACCCAATCCCTGCCAGATAACACCGGCCGTTCAGCGCGCCGGGCGAAAGCCGCCGGGGATGTTCCTCTTTATCTGCTGCAAACCAATGACCTCAAAGACCGGGTAAACAACGCCTTGTGGCGCGATACTCCCGGACCGAACTACATCCATTTCCCGAAGTGGCTGGGAAGCTGGTTTTACGACGAACTGACTTATGAGGAGCGTGATTCTGATGGCAAATGGAGTAAGCCAGGGCGCGGCGCCAACGAAGCTTTTGACCTGCTGGTTTACGCTGATGCGCTGGTTATCCTTCGCGGATACGAAAAAATTAAATGGCCTGATGCGCCTGAATGGGCGAGGAGGGAAACGTGGATGGAGAACGTGCCGCAGGAAACTGGCGAAGAAGCACCCCCGGCGCCAGCGCCTGTCCAGACCAAAAAGCGCAAACGCAAAAAAACCGTAACAGATGACGCTAACCCATGGGCCACCTCAGGAGGCTGGTTGTGAATAAAAGTGATATTGAGGCCATGATCCAGCGCTATGCCGAAGCGGAAATGGCGGTACTGGATGGCAAATCCATCAAATTTAATGGTCAGGAAATGACCATGGAAAACCTGTCTGAAATCCGCAAAGGACGACAGGAATGGGAGCGGCGCCTTTCTTCCCTGAATAATAAGCGCCGGGGACGGCCTGGCTACAAACTGGCGAGGTTGTAATGTCTCTACTTGATGATGCGATTGGTGTCATTTCCCCTGGCTGGAAGGCCGCAAGGCTACGCTCACGCGCCATGATACAGGCATATGAGGCCGTTAAGCCCACGCGCACCCACAAAGCCCGTCGGGAAAATCGTTCGGCTGATCAACTCAGTCAGATGGGGGCTGCCTCGTTGCGGGAGCAGGCGCGGTGGCTTGATAATAACCACGATTTAGTGATTGGCATTTTCGATAAGCTTGAAGAGCGGGTGGTAGGTAAAAGCGGGATTATCGTGGAGCCGCATCCGAAGCTCAAGAACGGCAAGATCGCTAAAAAGCTGGCGGCGGATATCCGTCAGAAATGGGGTGAATGGTCTATTCGACCAGAAGTGACCCATCAGTTTACCCGCCCCATGCTGGAGCGCCTGATGTTACGCAGCTGGTTGCGCGACGGGGAGGTTTTTGCACAGATAGTCAGCGGCACAGGCAATGGCCTGACGCCTACCGCCGGGGTGCCGTTCTGGCTGGAAGCTCTGGAAGCTGATTTTGTTCCCCAGACCAGCAGCGAGTCGGACAAGCTAAATCAGGGGGTATATACCGATAACTGGGGCAGGCCGAAGGGCTATCTGGTCTATAAAAGCCAGCCGGTCTCTGGTCGTCAGATGGATACCAAACGGATTGATGCAGAAAATATGCTGCACCTGAAGTTTGTCCGGCGGCTGCATCAGACGCGAGGTACCTCCCTGTTATCCGGGGTGCTGATGCGTCTCAGTGCGCTGAAAGAGTATGAAGATGCCGAGCTGACAGCAGCCCGCATCGCCGCCGCCCTCGGGATGTATATCAAAAAAGGGGATGGGCAAAGCTGGGATGAAAACGCCGGTAAGGATGATGATCGTGAGCTGAATATTCAGCCCGGCATTATCTACGACGACCTGCTGCCTGGCGAGGATATCGGCATGGTGAAATCCGATCGCCCGAATCCCAATCTTGAAACCTTCCGCAACGGCCAGCTGCGTGCCGTTTCCGCCGGCAGCCGCCTGAGTTTTTCCAGTACCGCCAGAAACTACAACGGCACTTACAGTGCTCAGCGGCAGGAGCTGGTGGAATCGACAGACGGTTATCTCATTCTTCAGGACTGGTTTATTGGGGCCGTGACGCGTCCGATGTATCGCGCCTGGCTGAAGATGGCTGTCGCCAGCGGCCAAATTACTTTACCACGCGGGCTGGATATCGAGTCTTTATACACCGCAGTGTATTCCGGTCCCGTGATGCCATGGATTGATCCCGTCAAGGAGGCTAATGCCTGGAAGGCTCAAATCCGTGGTGGCGCGGCGACGGAGTCAGACTGGGTTCGCGCCAGTGGGCGCCATCCAGATGATGTTAAAGCGCGCCGCAAGGCCGAAATAGACGAAAACCGTGAGCAGGGGCTGGTATTTGATACTGATCCTGCCAATGACAGAGGAGGCACCAGTGCCGATGCCAAAGAAACGGGCATATCAACGTCCGAAAGCCAGCGTAAAAAGTAATTCATGGTTCCGCATGAAGGCCAGCGCCAACAATGAAGCGGATATCTATATCTATGATGAAATTGGTTATTGGGGAGTAACGGCCAAACAGTTTGTTAACGATCTTAAAGCGCTGGGTGATGTCAGCCACATTAACCTTCACATTAATTCGCCTGGTGGCGATGTCTTTGATGGCATCGCCATTTTTAATGCTCTGAAACATCACGGCGCCGCGATCACCGTTCACATCGATGGCCTGGCCGCCTCCATGGCTTCTGTCATCGCAATGGTGGGAAACCCGGTCATCATGCCGGAAAACACCATGATAATGATCCATAAGCCGTGGGGCTTTGCTGGCGGCGATGCCAACGATATGCGCGACTACGCTGATTTACTGGACAAAGTTGAATCGGTGCTGATCCCCGCCTACGCAGCAAAAACCGGAAAAACCGCTGATGAGATTGCGGCAATGCTGGAAGACGAAACCTGGCTCGACGGCGCTGAATGCCTTGCCATGGGTTTTGCTGACCAGGTGATCCCATCCCTTCAGGCCATGGCCTGTATCCATTCAAAACGTATTGAGGAATTTGAAAAAATGCCAAACAGCATTCGTAACATGGTCACCCCGCCGCGTAACTCCACTCAGCGCGAACCGCAGCAACCAGCACCACAGCCTCAGGCACAACAGCCGATCGCCCCTCAGCCTACTGGCGCGGATGAGAATGCTATCCGCGCGCAGATTCATGCCGAACAGCGCAACCGTGTGAACGGGATTAATGATCTGTTCGCTATGTTTGGCGGTAAGCACCAGGATCTGCAAAACCAGTGTATTGCGGACCCAGATTGCACTGTGGAGCAGGCGAAAGATGTGCTGCTGGCTGCTCTGGGCAAGGTTGCCACCCCATCGAACAAAAGCGATCAGCCGCACATTTATGCCGGGAACGGGAATTTTGTTGGCGATGGCATCCGTCAGGCACTGATGGCCCGCGCAGGGTATGAAAATCAGGAACGTGATAACGTGTACAACGGGATGACGCTGCGCGAATATGCGCGTATGGCGCTGACCGAACGCGGCATTGGTGTCTCAAGCTACAACCCAATGCAGATGGTCGGCCTGGCGTTGACTCACAGCACCTCTGATTTTGGCAATATTCTGCTCGACGTAGCGAATAAGGCGCTTCTTCAGGGCTGGGATGAGGCAGCAGAGACCTTTGATCTGTGGACGAAGAAAGGCCAGCTGTCTGATTTTAAAACGGCTCACCGCGTGGGAATGGGTGGTTTTAACTCCCTGCGTAAGGTTCGCGAAGGGGCTGAATATAAATATGTGACCACGGGCGATAAAGGTGAAACGATCGCACTGGCTACCTATGGGGAAATTTTCTCCATCACCCGCCAGGCGATTATCAACGATGATCTGAACGCATTAACCGACGTCCCGGCGAAAATGGGGCGCGCCGCGAAAGCCACCATTGGTGATTTGGTGTATGCGATTCTGCTGGATAACCCGAAACTGTCCGACGGCAAACCGCTGTTCCATGCCGATCACAAAAACCTCTCCTCTGGCGCCATTTCTGTTTCGAGTATTGATGATGCCCGCAAACTGATGCGCCTGCAGAAAGAGGGCGAGCGCACTCTGAACATTCGTCCGGCTTATATGCTGGTGCCGGTGGGTCTCGAAACGCTGGCCAATCAGACGATTAAATCGGCAAGCGTTAAGGGTGCAGATATCAACTCCGGGATTAACAACCCTATTCAGAACTTTGCGGAAGTTATTTCTGAACCGCGACTGGACCACAAGGATCCTAACGCCTGGTATCTGGCTGCGGCTAAAGGCACCGATACCATCGAAGTGGCATATCTGAACGGTGTTGATACGCCTTACATTGACCAGCAGGAAGGTTTCAATACCGATGGTATTGCTACGAAGGTACGCATCGATGCGGGCGTAGCGCCGTTAGACTTCCGCGGTCTGACGAAATCCACTGGTAAGTAATCCCCACCCACTCAAACCTCTTAGCCCAAACGGGCTTTTTTTATACCTGAAATCAGCCCTACCGGGCTGATAGGAGATGTTATGGCTAAAAATTATGTGCAGGAAGGAAAGACTATCCCTGTGGAGAATGCCGGACAGGAAATCATCCTGAGCGGGGCGCCGGTTGTTATCGGTCAAATGATTGCGGTTGCGATCACGGATATTCCGGGCGGCGATACAGGTGATGGCCTTACCGAAGGAGTATTCCAGTTGGCGAAGCTGGCCGCCGATGAAATCAGCGCGGGGGAAAAAGTGTACATCAAGGCGGGCAAAGTACAACTGGAAGCCACTGATGCCGTCCTGGCGGGTGTTGCCTGGGAAAATGCTGCGGCTAACAGTACCGTCATTGATGTCAAAATCAATGCCTAACCCTTTCGACAAGATGGCGGCCCGGATGGATGCCGCCACCCTCAAAAAAATGGGCAGGGAAGCGGTCATTAACGGCATAAGCGTTGACGTCGTGCCTGCTGAGTTGCTGGAGGAGATGGGCGCGTTGTCCGGTACCGCAACGGTGCTGGTTGTTTTTGCTGCTGACTATCGGCCCGCCAGAAACGATGCCGTCGAATATGACGGTAAAGACTGGATCGTTACCCGTTATCAGCTTTTTAACGGGAAGCCTCAAATCTGGCTGGAGTGAATGATGTCACTGAAAGGTCTTGAGCGTGCGATCCAGAACCTGAACAGTCTGAGCCGTCTGATGGTCCCAACGGCTGCCGCCCAGGCGCTAAATCGGGTCGCCGGGCGGGCGATTACGCAGGGCAGCAGGAAGGTCGCAAAAGAAGCGACAGTGGGCGATAACCACAAAAAGGGGTTGCCGGTGAAGCTGGTCCGCCAGCGTTCGCGTCTTAAGCGTGCAAAGCCTGAACGGCTGGTGGCGGCAATTCGTATCAACCGCGGAAACCTGCCTGCAATCAAGCTGGGTGCCGCGCGTGTGCATCTCTCCAGGCGTAAAGGAGAAAAGCGCGGGCGGGGTAGCGTGTTACGTATTGGCCCGTACATTTTCAGAAATGCGTTTATCCAGCAGCTGGCGAACGGGCGATGGCAGGTTATGCGCCGGCTGAGTAAATCTCGTTACCCGATAGATGTTGTCAAAGTTCCTCTCGTAACCCCATTAACCCAAAACTTCACCGCGATATCAAAGCAGCTTATCGACAGCGATATGCCGAAGGAGCTGTCTGCAGCGCTGAAGAATCAACTGAGGATCCACCTGAAGCGATGAGCAAACACACTGCTATTCGTCTTGCCGTACTGGAACAACTAAGGGCGTCCATTCCAGATCGTGTGACATGGTTTGACGGGCGGCCTGTTTTTCTGGAAGAGCAGGACCTGCCGGCGCTGGCAGTCTATTTGTCTGATGCAGAATACACGGGAGACAGCCTTGATGAGGATAGCTGGCAATCAGTCCTCCATATCGAGGTATTTCTGAAATCCACCACGCCGGATAGCGCGCTGGATGCGTGGATGGAGGAAAAGGTGTACCCGGCCCTTGAGACTATCCCGGCGCTATCTCCCTTAATCGAAACGATGATCCCCATGGGCTACGACTACCAGCGCGATGACGAAATGGCTACCTGGGGATCGGTCGACCTGACGTACACCCTCACTTACCTGAGATAAGGAATTTTATGGCTACTCCAAATCCAATGGCCCCGGTTAAAGGGGCGGGCACCACGCTCTGGTTATATACCGGAACGGGAAATCCCTACGCTAACCCACTTTCCGATGCCGACTGGCAGCGCCTGGCAAAAATTAAGGAACTCACGCCGGGCGAAATGACGGCGGAGTCCTACGATGACACCTACCTTGACGATGACGACGCAGACTGGACCGCGACTGCACAGGGGGCAAAATCGGCAGGTGATACATCATTAACGCTGGCCTGGAAACCGGGTGAAGAAGGGCAAAAGTCGCTGGTGGCCTGGTTTGTCGATGGCGATGTGCGGGCCTACAAAATTAAATACCCGAATGGCACCGTGGATGTGTTCAAAGGCTGGTGCAGTAGCCTGGGTAAAGCCATCCCCGCGAAGGAAGTGATCACGCGTACCGCCAAAATCACCAATACCGGGAAACCAGAACTGGCGGAAGAAAGCGGCAACCCGCCGATCGCAGTGACCGGCATCAAACTCGACAAGGCAACAGCCAGCGTGGCCGTCGGCGCAACCACAACGCTAAACGTCACCTTCCTGCCTGCCAGCGCGTCGGAACAGTCTTTCCGTGCGTCGACCTCGGATAGCACGAAGGCGACCGTGGCCGTGAGTGGCAAATCTCTGATTGTTACCGGCGTGGCGGCTGGCACGGCCGACATTATTGTCATGAGCAATGACGGTAATTTTGTGGCGACCTGCAAAACCACCGTGACGGCGTCCTGAGGATAAAGGCATGAGCATGTTTTTGAAGAAAGACGAATTTACCCATAACGGCGCTACGGTGACGATCACCGAATTGTCGGCACTGCAGCGCATTACTTATCTCGAATATCTGGCCGCAGAAGAAAAAGCCTTATCCGCCATTTCTGATGACGTGGATGACCAGACAATGTCCGCCGGGCTGGTCAGCATGAGTATTCGCGCAGGCGCGCGCCTGATTGCGCTCTCGCTCTGGCATAACGATCCGAAGGGGCCATCTGAAGAGGAACTCCACCAGCAGGTGATGAGTACCTGGCCGGCGGAAGCGATTGGCAAAGCGGAAATGCAGATCAAGCTGCTCTCCGGCATGCTGGCGCCGGTTGTCGAAGAAGATCAACCCGCGGATGAACACATTGATGCCACCGCGCTGGGTGATGAACCTGTTACAGCGGAAAAGCCCTAGCCAGTGAGCTTGATTTTGTCCTGAAGCTGGCGCGCGAGTTCGGGCGACCCGACTGGCGCGCCATGCTTGCTGGCATGACGTCCTCCGAGCTGGGCGACTGGCATCACTTTTACCGGGAGCGTTTTTTTCAGGACGCGCAGCTCGATGCCCACTTCTCCGGGCTGCTTTACACCATTTCAACCTTCTTATACCGGGATCCGGACATCACCCCTGCACACTTCAGCCTGCTGTCCCCCTCCGCTGAGGCTGCAGCGGATCATGTGCAGGATGATGACGCCATGATGCTGGCCGCAGAGGGAATAACGGGAGGCACCAGATATGGCCCAGCAGATTAGCGATCTTGTCATCAACCTGGATGTCGACAGCGCCACATTCAACGAACAGATCGCCAGGATTAAGGGGCAACTGTCCGGTATGGCGGATGAATCGGACAAAGTGCAGACGCGCATGCGCAGTGCGGCGGAGGCGCAAATCAGCGCTCTGAAAACCACCAGCACCGCCAGCGCAGGGGCTGTTTCCGATATGCAGAAGCGACAGGCGGATGCCGCCGCCGGGCTTCAGAGCGAACTGCAGCGGGTCTCCAAATCGGTCGATGAGACTTACCAGCGTGTTACCGGGTTAAACCAGCGTTATCGGGAGAATGACGCTCAGGCAGAGGCGCTGGCACGGCGGCAGGATGCGCTGGCGGAATCGTTCTTCAGGCAGATAGATGGCGTTCGATCCCTTAGTGGTGAAACACGGTCGCTGGCCAGTGTCCAGGAACAATTTCGCAAGGCCCGCGCACAGGGGAACATCACTCAGGGTGATTATCTCTCTTTGATTTCCCGCACCACGGCGCGGCAGAAAGAACTTCAGCAGGTTGAGGAAAAAGCGAACCAGGCGCGCGAGAAATTTCTTCGTCAACTGAAGGCGCAGGTTGTTGAGCAAAAGCTTTCTGGCACAGAGCTCCTGAGAATGAAAGCGGCGCAGGTTGGCGCCGGCGATGCTGCTGAAGTCTATATCCGTAAACTGGAGGCGGCAAAAGTCGCCACGCACAGCCTTGGTCTCGAGAGTGCTGGCGCGCGGAGGGAACTTGGCGTGCTGGCGGGGGAATTATTGCGTGGTAACTTCGGCGCGCTGCGTGGCTCCGGGATCACCCTCGCTAACCGGGCAGGATGGATAGATCAATTAATGACGCTGCGTGGTCTCGGCATCGCTGGCGTTGTCGGCGGCATAGCGGCATCCGTCGTTTTGTTGGGGAAGGCCTGGTACGAGGGCGGGAAGGAAGCCGAGGAGTTTAACAAACAGCTCATTCTCACCGGGAACTATGCCGGGAAAACCTCGGGACAACTGCAGGCGCTGGCACGGAACATCTCAGGAAATGGAGTCACTCAGCACACTGCGGCAGGAGTATTAGCGCAGGTTGTCGGAAGTGGGGCATTCGGTGGCGCTGACGTCGAGCGTGTAGCCAACGTGGCTGCCAGGCTCCAGCAGGCGACCGGCCAGGCGGTGGATGAAACCATCAACCAGTTTAAACGGCTGAAAGAGGATCCGGTTAATGCGGTTGCAACGTTGAATGAGTCGCTTCATTTCCTGACCGCAAGCCAGTTTGAACAGATTTCATCTGCGCAGGCGATGGGGGATTCGCAGCGCGCTGCCGAGCTCGCGATGCGCGCCTATTCCGACAGTGTTATCCAGCGTGCAAATGCGGTGAAGGAGAATCTGGGGACGCTGGAAACCGCGTGGAACTGGGTGAAAAATGCCGCCAGCGGCGCCTGGGATGCCATGATGGGCATTGGTCGTAATCCTGATACGGCCATGAAGCGGCAGGGGGCTTTTGCGGAATGGCAGGCTGCGGAAAAAGAGCGTCGGGCGCTGGAAGCCAATCTGAAGGTCGATCCCAACTATTCCGGTAATAATTCATTAATCAAAGCCGATGCCGAACGTTTACGTAATGCAACTCAACGGGAAGCGCTGGCAAAACAAACTTTTGACGAAATTGATAAAGCGTACGCTAAGGAGGGGTTAGCCGCGGCGCGCGAGAAGCTGCGCAATGATCAGCAGCAGCAGGCAATAAGGAACCAGCAGCAGTTTAACCAGCTTCTTGACGCCGGACTGAAACCAGCCGAGCGGCGGGCCCGAGCTCAGGAAGAATTTAATAAGCTGGTTGCGAAAAATAAACAGGATGCCATCGATGGGGTTGCCACCCGCTGGACGGACAGCGATATCGCGAAAATCCGCGCGGGCATCGATAGCAAATACAAAGACCCGAAAACGCCGAAGGGCAGGCAATATACTACGCCCGCCGGTAGTAAAGCAGAAGAAGGGGCGCAGGCGGAGCTGCTAACGCTGCAGGCGCAGCTTAAAACCCTGCAGCAGCATACCGACGTTAACGATGTGATCAGTAAGCAGCGCCGCGATCTCTGGCAGACGGAAAATCAGTATGCCGTTTTACAGGAGGCCGCCGGCCGCCGCCAGTTGTCCACGCAGGAAAAATCCCTGCTGGCCCACAAAAATGAAACGCTGGAATACAAACGCCAGCTTGCCGATCTCGGTGATAAGGTTGCCCGGCAGCAGAAGCTGAATAATCTTGCAGATCAGGCAAATAAATTCGCGCAGCAGCAGAGTGCGATCCGGGCGGGGATAAAGGCTCAGGCTGACGGGCTTTCTGGCAGGGAGTCGAACAGAAGGACCACGCTTGAAAAGCTGAGTGAAACGTACGCCTTCAATCCTGATGCGCAGCGGAAGGTGCTGGCGGAACAGCAAGCCACCTATGAAGCTGAGGATGCATTACGCGGTAACTGGCTGGCCGGCGCCAAACAGGGCTGGGCGGAGTATCAGGATTCGGCCACAGATGTTTTCTCATCTGTGAAAGATATTTCTCAGGCCACGTTCAGTGGTCTGGCCAACCAACTGACAGCACTGACAACAACCGGAAAGGCGAGCTTTAAGGAGTTCACAACATCCATTCTGAAGATGATTGTTCATGTCATCAATCAGCTGATCGTGGCCTATACCATTCAGGCGGCTATGGGGTGGATCAACGTTCCGGTACCCTCTTATCGTCCGCCAGGATACGACGGCGGCGGCTACACTGGCCACGGCGGTAAATATGAGCCTGCTGGCGTTGTGCATCGCGGTGAGTTTGTATTCACCAAAGAGGCAACAAGCCGCATTGGTGTGAGCAATCTTTACCGGATGATGCGCGGTTATGCTGCCGGCGGTTATGTCGGCAATGCTGCCAGCCCGGCGAGTGTCTCCCCTGGCGGTGTGATGGTCAACATGGGGGGCGTCTATATCAGTAGCGGGAGCGAACAGCAGTCTACGCAGCGGTCAGCGATTGACAGTAACGGTATCCTTAAGCAACTGAAACCCGCCATCATCAGCGTCGTCAGCGAACAGGCCCAACGGCCCGGGACGCCGCTGTGGAAGGCAATAAAAGAAGGGCGTTAATACCTTATGACTATTGAAACATTCTCCTGGCGAATTCAGGCCGCCAGTCAGCCCGCGATAACGAGCAAGGATAATATTCGCAAGGCGCAATTTGGCGACGGCTATGCGCAGGTTTCAGGGGAGGGAATAAACCCGGAAACCTTAAATTATGCATTTTCATTTACCGGAGATCTGCAAACAGGACTGGATATTTATAAATTCCTGCGACGGCATAAAACAAAATCCTTTACGTTTAAACCACCGTATGACGAGCTGGCGCTATGGCGTGTACAGGCTGACAGCCTGCAAAAAAACATTCTGAACAACAAAGTCATGACAGTCACCGCAACATTTGAACAGGCATTCGTACCATGAGTCTTCACGCTGATTATCAGAAACTGGAGCCGGGAGATGAAATCCGGCTTTTTGAAATTGATGGTAGTGCTTTTAATATGGGGGATATTTTATATTTCCACGGGTATAACATTCCCCATACTGAAGCGGAAATTTTAGCCGCTGGTGGCGATGAATCGAAATTGCCAGCTAAAAGTATCTGGTGGCAGGGAACCGAATATAAAGCGTGGCCGTGTGAATTAGAGGGGATCGAATCCTCGACTTCAGGAAGCGACGCGCAGCCGACACTGAGGGTGGGCAACATTGATAGTTCGATTTCCGCGTTGTGTTTGCATTACGACGATCTGGCGATGGCTCGGGTCATTATCCATGAGACACAAAAGCAGTATCTTGATGCGCGAAATTTCCCTGAGGGTAATGCCACCGCGGATCCAACGCAGGAGAAACGGCACCTCTATTTTATCGATACCAAAAGTCTTGAAACCGATGAAACGGTAGAGTTCGCGCTAGATAGCCCGATGGGGCTGCAGGGGAAGCTGATCCCAACCCGTCAGTATCATTCTGTTTGTACCTGGTGTATTCGCAATAAATACCGTAGTGGCGATGGTTGCGATTATGCCGGGACAAAGTATTTCGACAAGAATAACAAGCCGGTTGATGACCCATCGAAGGACGTCTGCAACGGAACACTCACTGCCTGCAAACTGCGTTTTGGCGAGCATAACGAACTGCCGTTTGGCGGGTTCCCTGGCACGTCGCTGATAAGGAGCTGATATGCGCCAGAAAACGATTGAGGCTATACAGGTTCATGCTGCAGCTGATTACCCGCGTGAAGCGTGCGGCTTGATTGCTCAAAGGGGACGAGTGGAGCGCTATTTCCCCTGCCGTAACCTGGCCAGCGAGTCGAATGATAATTTTATTCTGGCGCCAGAGGATTACGCAGAAGTCGAGGATTGGGGAACGATTATCGGCATTGTTCACAGCCATCCGGATGCGACTACGCAACCCAGCGAACTGGATAAGGCGCAGTGTGATGCTACGCTGCTCCCCTGGTATATTTTCAGCTGGCCAGAAGGTGATCTTCGGACCATACACCCACGAGGCGAGTTGCCCCTCCTCGAGCGTCCGTTCGTTCTTGGCCACTATGATTGCTGGGGACTGGTGATGAGCTATTTCCGGCAGACCCACGGTATCGAGCTGCACGATTACCGCGTTGATTACCCCTGGTGGGAAAACGACTATCCCGAAAATTTTTATCACGATTGCTGGTATGAATGTGGTTTCCGTGAATTTGATGGCCCGCCGCAGCCGGGTGATATGGTTATCATGCAGGTGCAGTCGAACAAGTGGAACCATGCCGGGATTCTGCTGGAAGGTAACATGCTGCTACACCACCTTTATGGTCATCTAAGTCAGCGCGTGCCGTATGGTGGATACTGGTTAGACAGGACGATGAAAATCGTCCGATATCATTCTCTGTGTTAATCTTTTATGGAATTTTAACTAAAGACAGAAGGGACACCGAGATGAAAAAAATAGCGTTGGCATTAATGATTTTATCTATAACTGGGTGTGCAAGTACTGTAGTACCTCCAAGTAAAGCGATTTCTGCCCCAAAGGAAAGGGTTTTTAAATATCAAATAAATGCTGGTAATAATACAGCTCTGACTATCATTCGCGATGCGGGAATAGTTGGGTCCGGATGCTATGCAGCGGTTTATTTAAATGGGGAGCAAGTGGCAAAACTGAACCCTAAAGAAAAGGCTACATTTTATATATCTGAAGGGGAGTGGGCTGTTGGTGCTAATCTGACAGGGAAAGGATTATGTAGTTTGAGCCCTGAGCGGCAAGAGCGAATATTCATTGTGAAAGCTGGGGAGAGGAAAGTAGTAAGAATATTTACGGATTCTAATGCAAATGTGGATATAAGGCCGACAACCATTAATTAAACTTTTTTCACTAACTGGAGTTGTTATGCAGGAAATAATGACAAAAATCGAACTTTCTGGAGTCCTTGGTAAAACCTTTGGGAATGTTCATCATCGATTGATTTCGACTGTTCATGAGGCTGGAGCAGCATTATCCGCAACAATTCCGGGATTTGAAAAATTCATGAATAACAGCAAAGAAAAAGGATTAACCTTTGCTGTATTCAAAGGGAAGAAAAATATTAGTGAGGATGATTTAGGATTCCCTGTAAGTGGAGAGGTTATCCGCATCGTCCCTGTAGTCATTGGTAGTAAAAAGGCTGGCATCTTACAAACAATTCTCGGGGCAGTGCTTGTGGTCGCGGGGTTCATTTCCACATTCACTCCCGCTGCTGCGGCCGCACCATATCTTTATAGTATGGGCGCATCAATGATGCTTGGAGGCGTGATCCAGATGCTCTCTCCTCAGCCCGGTGGCCTTGCCCGTAAAGAATCCTCCGACAATAAAGCCAGCTATGCCTTTGGCGGCGTAACCAATACCGCCTCGCAGGGCTATCCGGTTGGCCTTCTTTACGGCAAACGACGAATTGGCGGCGCGATTATTTCCGCCGGTATTTATGTCGAAGACCAGCAATAAATATTTTTAATAAGTAATACCATCCATTCAGGCCACCGTGCGGTGGCTTTTTTTATGGGCGTAATATGGCAAATAACATCATTAAAGGGCGTAAGGGTGGCAGCTCTAAACAGCGTACGCCCACGGAACAGCCGGACGATTTACAGTCTGTAGCAAAAGCCAAAATTCTTATCGCATTGGGTGAGGGGGAGTTTGCTGGTGGTTTAACCGGGAAAGATATTTATCTCGACGGTACCCCTCTTGAGAATGCCGATGGTTCGCAAAACTTCAGTGGTGTGGCCTGGGAATTCCGACCTGGGACGCAGGCACAAAGTTATATTCAGGGTATTCCAGGTACTGAAAATGAAATTTCGGTAGGGACGGAAGTTTCCAGTGAGACCGCCTGGACCCACACATTTACCAATACCCAGCTTTCTGCCGTTCGTGTCCGCCTGAAATGGCCCTCCCTGATGAAGCAGGAAGACGACGGCGATGTAGTGGGGAATACCGTCAAGTATGCGATTGACCTGCAGACCGACGGCGGCGCCTGGCAGACCGTACTGGAGACCGCCGTCTCAGGAAAAACAACTTCCGGGTATGAACGTAGCCACCGCATCGATTTACCGCAGGCAGGTAGCACCTGGACGCTGCGTCTTCGCAAGGTATCGCCGGACGCAAACAGCGTCAAAATCGGCGACGTCATGACGCTGCAGAGCTATACCGAAGTTATTGACGCGAAGCTGCGTTACCCACATACAGCGCTGCTTTATATCGAATTCGACTCCAGCCAGTTCAATGGTTCTATCCCGCAAATCTCCTGCGAGCCGCGCGGGCGTATTGTCCGCGTCCCGGACAACTATAACCCGGAAACGCGTGAATATACCGGCACATGGACAGGGGGCTTCAAATGGGCATGGACTGACAACCCGGCATGGATTTATTACGACATCGTTGTCTCTGATCGTTTCGGTCTTGGCGATCGTCTAACCAGTGCGAATATCTCCAAATGGGCGCTTTACCCGATTGCGCAGTATTGCGATCAACTGATACCCGATGGCAGGGGTGGCGATGGCATGGAACCTCGCCATCTCTGTAATGTTTATGTTCAGGAGCGCAACGACGCCTACACCGTATTGCGTGATTTCGCTGCTATTTTCCGGGGGATGACCTGCTGGAGTGGCGAACAGATTATCGTGCAGGCCGATATGCCGCGTGATGTTGATTTCAACTATACGCGCGCGAATATTATCGGTAGCCCTCGTTATTCCAGCAGCACCAGTAAGGCCCGATACACCAATGCGCTGATCTCATGGTCTGATCCGGATAACGCCTATGCCGATGCGATGGAGCCCGCATTTATCCCGGAACTGGTTTCCCGATACAGTTTTAACCAACTGGAAGTCACGGCCATTGGGTGTACGCGGCAGAGTGAAGCCCATCGTAAAGGGTTATGGGGGATCCTAACTAATAACAAGGACCGCATGGTCGAGATTGATGTTGGTCTTGACGGCAGGATCCCGCAGCCGGGCTACATCATTGGGCTGGGCGACGAACGGCTGGCCGGGCGAGTTAATGGTGGTCGTATCAGCGCGGTGAATGGACGCGTCATCACGCTCGACCGTGATATCGATGCAAAAGAGGGCGACCGCCTGCATCTGAATCTGCCATCGGGTATCTCGCAGGCCAGGACCATCCAGTCGGTGAATGGCCGCCGGCAGGTAACGGTCACAACGGGATACAGCGAGACACCAGAGGCGGAGTGCGTCTGGATCGTGGAATATACCGACCTGGTGCCGCAGCAGTACCGCGTTATCGGTGTAAAGGACAACAATAACGGCACGCTCACCATTACCGGCGTGGCTCACGACCCGGATAAATTTACGCGTATCGATACCGGCGCAATCATCGACCAGCGCCCGATTAGTGTTATCCCGCCAGGCAATCAGGCTCCGCCAGATGGCATCCTCCTGACGTCATTCTCCGTGGTGAATCAGGGGATCAGCGTCGAAACCCTGCAGGCCAATTGGGACGCGGTGCAAAATGCTATCGCCTATGAGGCACAGTGGCGCCGCAATGATGGTAACTGGATTAACGTGCCGCGCAGCTCGACCACGTCATTTGAGGTCAGCGGCATTTATGCCGGCCGTTATCTGGTACGCGTCCGTGCAATCAACGCGGCGGAAATTTCCAGTAGCTGGGCGTACTCGGAAGAAAAGACCCTGACCGGGAAAGTCGGTGAGCCGCAGCCGCCGCTGTCGTTGACGACCGTTTCACTGACCGCAGGTATCGAGATTCGCTGGGAGTTCCCGGAAGGTTCAGAAGATACCCAGCGCACAGAGCTGCAGTACAGCCCGGACAAGAGCGGGAACGGTGCGATGCCGCTGACCGATTTAGCGTATCCAGGCAAGCAGTATCAGCAGATGGGCCTGCAGATTGCCACGCATTTCTGGTATCGCGCGCGTATTGTCGACCGCCTGGGAAATGTCTCGCCGTGGACCGGATGGGTTGAGGGGATGTCCAGTGATAACGTTGATGACTATTACCAGCAGCTCGACGATGCGCTTAAAGGCTCGGATACTTACGATGAACTGAATAAAGGTATTCAGGACAATAGCGCTGCCGCCGATGCTGCGCAGCAGGCTGCGGACGCCGCCCAGGTCACCGCTGACCAGGCAGCGAAGGACGTTGCCGCGCAGGGTGCTATTGTCACGCAGCAGGGCAAAGACTTAACGGCAGCAATCTCAAAGGGCAACACTACTGCTGCAGGACTGGCGCAGGAAGTCAAAGACCGCGCAGCAGGCGACGCCGCGACCGCCTCCGACGCTGCGAAGAAAGTCGCCGATGCAGTAGCGAAGGCCGAAACAGATGACGCTGCCGTGGCTAAGAAAGCCGCCGATGACCTTCTGGCACAGAAGAACGCCGTCGACGCGCAGATCCAGACGGTAAATACCACGATTCAGAACGTCAACGATTCACTGGCGTTGCAAATCGCGTCTCTCAGCGCGGGATCTGGAGAACAATTCGACTTCACCTCGATCTCTTACTTCGATAAAGACTCCGAAGGATGGGCCGAGGATGATAGCTGGAAATTACCGCTGCCGATTACCTCTGATGGCTGGCTGATTCCGGCAGGGTCAACCGGCACAATGCGCAGCCCGAACGCCACCAAAATCGACGCCACAGCGTATAAATACATTCGCTTTCGCGTCCGCAAAATCGGCTCGCCGTCGTGGAATCTTCGCCTGTGGTGGACCGGCCAGACTGAACAAGGATGGGTCGACGCTCGCCGAATCACCGTACCAGAACCACAATTCGACCCGGCCACAGGGATCGCCGTGGTGTCTATCGCGGACATCCCCTGGGCCGGATCGGCAGACATCCGTCGTGTACGCCTGGACTTCAATACGGCGGGTCTGTCCACGGCTAACCACTTTGAGGTCGACTGGTTCGCTGTGGGCCGCCCGACTCCGGGGGCGTCACAGGCTCAGATTCAGGAACTACGCCAGGCAATGACCGATGCCGATAGCGCCGAGGCTACCACCCGCAATCAATTAGCGGTCCAGCTTCGCGGCACGCAGACTGGCACCAACCCGGACTTGCTGACCAGTGGCCTGATTTACGAAGAGCGCAAAATTCGCGTAACAGCGGAGAAGGCGATCGGCTCCCGCGTGGACACGTTGCGCGTGGACTACGATAAATCAACGGCAGCGGCCTCGTCTCGCATGGACACTATCGCCAGCGATCTCGAAGCCACCGCGAGCAAAACGGACCAGGTAGCCGCTGATCTCGCCGCCGCTAACGGTGTTATCGCCGGGCATACGACCGCGATTCAGAACATCGAAGCGAAGAATACCGCGCAGGACGGCACGATCGCATCCCAGGGTCAGAGCATTACCGGTCTTAACTCGAGGCTGGACAACATGCGCGTGGGCGGGGCCAACCTGCTGCCGAATTCGGGCGAGTTGATCGGCTACGGCAACGCCAGCAAATCAGAGCGGTTCAAAGGCAATGCCAGCCTGGCTATCTCGGTCGCGGCGAACGGCACCGCGTACAATCAGACAGAGGTCACACTTGCCGCACCGGTTGACGGTACCGAGTACGTCTATTCGTTCTATGCGAAAGGGTCCGTTGCGCTGACATTTAACGCCTATTTCTACAACCCGAATACCACCGGATCATGGGAAACCAGCCAGGGCAAGAAAGGATCTGCCGGTGATGGTGGTGTGACTTTCGATATTACCACCGGATGGCAGCGCTATTGGGTCAAATGGAAACAGACCGCCGGAACCGGCACAAAACGTTTGCTGTTGGGACGTCTGCAACCGGCTAATGTCGCGCGTACGCTGTTCATCAACTCGCCTAAATTCGAAGTGGGTAACGTCGCCACCGAGTGGAGCGAAGCGCCGCAGGACAACGCCACCGCTGAAGCCATGACCGGGCTAACCACCAGGGTAACCGCTGCCGAAGGTAAGTTAGAAACGACGTCAAACCAGACGACGAACCTTATCAACCGCCTGAACACCGGCAACTTGCTACTGAACGGTGACGCGACCGCCAGTATCTCATCGTGGACGTTATCCGGCTCAGGCGACGGCGCGCCGGTATTCGACGCTACGCAGAAGGCGCTGACCACCGATAAACCGGCGTGCCGCGTAGCGAACGGTACGAAAGTACCCGTAGAAGCCGGGCAGACGCTTACCCTATCCTTTGATGTCAAAGTGTCAGATGCCACGATCAGCACCGGCACGCAGATGTTTAATATTGGCCTGATTAAAACGTGGAGCGACCCGACCACGTGGTTAGTGAATAAATTCGACTGGAATTCCGGCCTTACCACCGGCTGGCAGACGAAAACTATCACTCTGAAGATCCCGAATGATTTCCCCGGACAGTGGGTCTATCTGCGCCTGGCGTGCGGCGGCTGGACTCCGGCGGCGGCCCGCTTCTATTTCCGCAACTTCATGCTGTCAGCATCTAACGGGATCGCCGGGATGGCGTCGGCGCAAGCCGTTACGGATCTATCATCCCGCGTAACGAAGACGGAGAAGGATATCACCACACAAGCCGGGCAAATCACCAGCCTGGGCGGGCGTATCGATTCGACTAACGCAGAAGTCGCGAAGAAGGCGACCACGGCAGCCGTTGACGCGCTGAAGGCCACGGTAACGCAGCAGGGCAAAGATATTACCGCGCAGGCCGAGCGAACCACTAACTTGTCTAACACCGTCAATGCGAACAAGAAAGACGCGGATGACAAAAACACCGCGCAGGGCCAGGCTATCACTGGTCTGACCCAGCGTGTTACTGCTGCCGAAGGGTCTCTGTCTACGCAGTCAAGACAGATCACCAGCCTGGACGGCAAGATCGACAACGTAAAAACCGACCTCGGCAAAACTATCGCCACGAAAGCGGATGGATCCACGGTCACCGCGCTGTCACAGACCGTTACGCAACAGGGCGAAGACCTTAAGACGACCAGCGACGCCGTCACATCGCTGAAAGGCCGCGTGAGCACAGTAGAAGGTGAAGTGGCTAAGGCGGCTACCATTGAGGCACTGAATCAGCTAACCACCCGCGTGTCGACCGCCGAGGGCAAGCTGACCACGACAGGCCAGCAGATCACTGGCATCAACGCCAGCCTGAACGCTGCAACGGCGTCCGGTGGGGACTACATCCCGAATCCGACCTTTGACCCGGCCTATAGCAGCTTCGGCTTTACGCGTCGCGATACCGTCGACGACGCGACCGACGACTCAATCCCTTATGATGCGGACATCCCGGCGGGATGCCCTAACCGCTATGTCGTCCGTCTGGATCGCCGTGACCACTTCGCCAACCTCGCGGCGATCCCCGTTAAACCGGGCCAGGTCTTTGAGATGTCGGTATGGGTTGCAGCGCGCGCAGACGCGACGGCGCCGTTTAACCTGTATATCGCCAGCACAACGACGCCCACAGGCGGCGGTACGGCGCGCAATTCAAACGGCAACGTGGCCCCGACACAGACCTGGAGACAGGTTGTCTGGCGCTGGACGGTCCCGGCCAGCTGGACTTATGGATATCTGCGCCCGTTCCTGCAGATTAACCAAAGCAGCCCGTTTAAGTCTGTCTGGTACGCTACCGACTGGCATCTGCGGGAAGTCACGGCCGCTCAAGAAGCCAAAGCCGCTGCAGATGCCGCTGCCGGTAGTGTGTCGAGCCTGTCCGGTACCGTCGAGCAACAAGGCAAAAATATCAAGGCGAACAGCGACGCAATTACCGCCGTCACCGGCCGCGTGACTAACGTCGAAAAAGGGAATACGGCGAACAGTCAGGCAATCACGAAGCTTGAGCAGACCACAACGCAGCAGGGCAAAGACATCGACACGACCAGCCAGGCGCTAACCAGCGTCGCGGGATGGGTCGAGTCTCTACGCGACGCTGGCGCTAATCTCGTCCCAAACTACGATTTTCGCCAGGGGTCTGTCGCGTGGACCACTCAGGAAGGCGGGCAGATTAAATTCGGTGATTATGGAGAGGGTAAAGCGGGCGTCCGCATAAAGTGGGCTTCCGGTAACTACTCCGGGATCTTCCCAAATGGGCAGCACAAATTTCAGGTGGATGGCGGGAATAAGAAATACCGCATTGTTGTCAAAGCGAAGAAAGTTTCCGGGGCAGGTAACCTGATGGTCAGACGCTGGGCGCACCGCCCGGATGGCACCAGCGGCTACGAGCAGCAGACGCTACAGTTTGCCACGGCGTTCGACGTCAAGAAATACGACTTCAACGCTTGCCCGGACGGCACCGTGGCGGTCACCTTCGGGATCTACTGCTTCCCGGACGCCGCCGAGGTGGATATCGATTACGTGGCGATCTACGACATCACCGATGCCATCCTAATCGCGGCCAACACCAGCGCGACGCAGCAGCTTACGCAGCGTGTGACGAAGACAGAGCAGGACATCATCGCGAACGCAGCAGCTACCACCGCAGTATCCTCTAACCTCACGGCTGCGCTGGCGGACATCGATAATAAGATGGCCGGTAATCTTGTCGCGAATGGTGGCTTCGAGCGAGGCCTGGACTCCTGGACGCAAGGCTCAACCACCGTTGCCACTGTTATCGACGCGCAGTCGCCGCACTCAGGCGGTCGTATTCTGAAGCTGTCCGCACACAACTCCGCGCAGGACACCATTGCGCAGAAGTATGACATCCCGATCCAGAAAGGCCGCACGTATAAGCTGGGCGGGTGGATTCGTGCCGATGGCAATGCCGGGATGCCATCGACGGCGCAGGGCAATAACAAAATACGCATGGGTATCACCGGCCAGACCAACCCGGTTATTGAAGTCCAGTTTGACCCGAAAAACTACCAGACCGGATCGCAGTGGACAGAGATTAGTAAGACCTGGAAAGCGACGGCCACCACGTTCGCCCAGGTCAGCTTCATGGCGTTACTGTCCAAAGGTAACCTCTATGTTGATGATCTCTATCTGATGGACGTCACCGATGCCGTGGACATCGCCGCAAACGCAGCAGGACTGTCTACCATACAGACCACTGTTAAGAGCCAGGGAGATCAAATTAAGGCCCAGGCGGACGCAGTGACGCAGGTTAAAGCCGACCTGTCTACCGTATCCTCTAAGATGACGAACCCATTCATTGACGGATCGTTTGAGTCGTATGCGGACAACTACAGGGTGGCGGGCGCACAGTTCATCGCCACGACTCAGGCCAAACGTGACGGCAGCAAGTCCGGTAAGGTGACACGTAACAGCGGCGAGACAGGGAACAGCGATAAGACAACAGGAACATGGATGGCGATCAGGGCGGGAGGTAAATACCGTTTCTCCGCCTGGGTGATGATGCAAAGCACGGAAAAACCCACCTCGGGATGGTCTACGGCTATCGGTATGATGACGCGCGGGGAGGGTGGCACGCCGAACTCGTGGCCTGCCGGGATCGTAGTCTCCGATGCATCCGGGTCGCTAGGCGGCAAACGTGATCAATGGGTGCAGGTAACCGGCATTGCCACAATCAATGATACGCACGCGGTAGGCGTCTTATGGGTCTCGTGCCGTGGTACGTCCGGCGGTATCGGCTATTCGTTGTTTATCGATAACCTGTCAATCGTCGACGTGACCGACGCGCAGGATGCGAAAGCGGACGCAAAAGCCGCTGCCGATGCGACGACAGCGCTCTCTGCCACCGTGACGCAGCAGGGCAAGGATATCAAAGCACAGGCAGGGCAAATCACAAGCCTGGTCTCACGTGTAGGTGACGCTGAATCACGAATAACCCGGCAGGATGAAACTATCGCAGCCAACGGGCTGGCAATGACAACTGGTTTCAATCAGATGCGCAGCATGATTGGCGACAACAGCGCCGCAATTACCACAACGAGCAAAACCGTTGCCGACCTGGAAAAATCAACCACTGAGCAGATCACCACGCTGACCTCTCAGGTCGGGGATATGTCAGCGACCGTTCAGCAGGCGGCATCAACCGTGGCGGATTTGAACGGAAAACTGGGTGCGCAATGGGGTGTGAAGGTCAACACATCTTCCGGCGGCAAGAACTACGTTGCGGGGATTCAGCTGGGGATAAACGGCAGCGGGCAATCACAGTTCCTGGTGCAGGCTGACCAGTTCGGTGTTTATGTGCCCAACGGTGATAAAAGCAATCTGGTCTTCGGTGTCGACGGTAACGGCGCATATATGCAGCAGGCGATGGCCCGAAATCTGGTCATCGATTTTGCGCAGATTAGCAATAATATCCAGTCGACAAACTGGAACGGCGACACCGTCGGCTGGGCGATCAACAAAGCCGGGTCAGCGGTATTTAATAACGTAACCATTCGCGGACATGTCGAAGCATCCAGCGGCACCTTTACGGGGACCGTACGCGCGACTGACGGTTATTTTAACGGCACCGTTTATGCCAACAAAATTGAAGGCGATGTGATGATTGGCGAGGTAGCAACATTGCCATTCGTTGAGAAAGATATGTTGGGTTCCGGACAGTATGACCTGTTTTACATCAGCGGGGAGACCTTCGACCGTTTCCTGGACACCAACCTGATCTGTCAGATGTCATCATCGTTCAGGTCCTATGGTGACATTGTTGTGAGTACCCCTGGCCGTGAAGATTACATTCACTATTCATGGGACGCCGGGAACGATGGTGGGTCACGTGCAATTCCGCTGAAAGGGTTGAAAATCTACGCCGCAGGTAAAGGTCAGCGTAACCGTGTATGGATCAACTGTAAGAATGGGCGTGGGTTCAGCTATAGGACATATACCCCATTGGCACAGGTATGGAACGGCACGGTGTTTGACCCATCCTCGGCAGCCAGGACAAGCCAGCGCGAAAAGTTAATTTTTACCATTTTCCGCATGGGCAATCAGATTATTTCCGCACCTTAAAGGAGCGCCCCTTCGGGGGCGAGTAACTATGGCAAACATTAGTGATGAACTGGCGGCCAGTATTCAAAAGTGCTTTGAACGTACCTACGTGGATCTGGCCAATCAGCAGCAATTTTTATTCGGCTCCGGTAACGTGACGGTAACTAAACCGGATGGCACGACCGGGACTGTGAAATCGTGGGCGCAGTTCCAAAGCGAATACGCTACGCGGCAGACGGCTATCGACTCATCAATCACCGCAGCCAATAAAAACCAGGCGAAGACTACAGCGGCAAACACATGGACGCAGACGCAGACGTTCAGTAAGGGCGTAACGTTCAGCGCTACTATTACAGCAGCGGGGCAAATACTCAGGAAGAACAGCAGCACGCAATTCACTGCGATTGATGCCGGGAATCTGGAGATCAGCAGTGACACCACGCCGTTTATTGATTTTCACCACAAAGGCAGCGCTGCAGACTATACGCATCGAATTATCACCGAAGACGGCGCGCTGGCTGTTTATCCCGGCTTGCGCGTCCGTGGCGGATTCGGGATTTACGGCGTTTGCACTCAGTACGGCGAAAACTACGGGCAGGGGTTCATCGCCAGGTTGAACACAGATCCGGGTAACGTAGCTAACGGGACAATCATCGCTTCGCCCAGGATGACCACCAGATTCAACACGCGCGGTAACGACAGCAACGTGGACGGCGGGCAGGGGGCTATGTGGTTCGAGGAGCAGGTCGGCACAAATCACAGGCTAGTTTTCATGCTGGGCGGGTTTAGTCAGCCTGTTCAGTATTGGCAACACTTGCCGGACGGGCGGATCTATAGCAGTTCGCGCGGCGATGTTGCGTTCAACGGGACGTCCGACGAACGGCTGAAACACAGCATTGAACCGACTGACGGCCATTTGTCAGTCGATCGCATTCGTCAGCTTGAGCTGGTGACGTTCGTCTACAACGACGATGAGCAGAACAGGACGCGTCGGGGAATAATCGCTCAGCAGGCACAGCAGGTCGATCAACAGTATGTTAAGCAGATTAACACGTCGTATATGCTCAACGGTGAGAGGGTGGACGATGACCGCCTGCAGCTCGATAACAATGTGCTCTTGATGGATACACTGGCGGTGGTTAAAGTGCTAATTCAGCAAGTTGAAGCTCTGGAGAAAAAACTTCAAGTTCAGGAGGAAGGCTCAAGACATGATCGACGTAGGGGTGAAGACGATCTGTAAATAATTGCCAGTATCAGGATGAGCTTAAGCCTAATGGCTATCAAAACTTTTCGTGATTATTCGATATGCCTTCCCACAGTTGTAAAAGCCCAAACATCATGAGTCCTGAGACAGTAAAGAGCGTTGCGGCAACAAGTAAAGTAGTCATTTAAGAGCCTGTGTTTTTATTGATCACATATTAGACACCACGACATCTAAATAGTTGCTGAGCTTTACAAAACAATGAAGTATTGCTACCTAGCTTAAGGTGCCCCACCAGGTAGCCGTATGCAAGAGCTACCTGGTGGGGCTGGTGCTATTCGAGCAGAATAAACACCGTGGGTGATTGTACAGACCGGTCAGCATACAAACCAGCCATCTGCCGATTCCCGAGCGTCTTTCAGAGTAGTCTAAGCTGCTCTTTGGTGAATCATTATTTGGGGCAGATTTTGGGGTAAAATGGCATTTGGGGCACGATTTGGGGCAATCAAATGTCCGTATTTGTCCGCATTTGACAAGAAGTCAATAACGCTATGATGTTGAAAATATTGCAGATCATTGAATTTGCTAAACTATTTTTTTGCATGCCATAATAAAGTTAATATTTAGGCAACCGCGATCAAAAAAATTGCGCTGTTTGCAGCGCCGCGCGAGGTTATTGCGTAAACTTTAAAAACTTTACCAACTCGCTGTTTCTTTAAGGTCATTTGTACGCTTTACTCACCGGCTGCTGCGGCGCGGAACGAGTGTGGCGGCATATTTTTGTTTGGAAAGGATACTTGGGTGGCTCTTATGACGCATGATGCTTTTTCCCTTCGCGGCCTCGCGGCAGGCTGCGCGCTTTTATTTCTCGTCGCGCCTGCGGTGCAGGCTGCGGAACAACTCCCCGATGCGCCATCCATTGACGCGCGCGCCTGGATCCTGATGGACTATGCCAGCGGCAAAGTACTCAGCGAAGGCAATGCCGATGAAAAACTCGATCCGGCAAGCCTGACCAAGATCATGACCAGCTACGTTGTCGGCCAGGCGCTAAAGGCGGGTAAGATTAAGTCTACGGATATGGTGACCATCGGGCGCGATGCGTGGGCCACCGGTAACCCGGCGCTGCGCGGCTCCTCGGTGATGTTCCTCAAGCCTGGAATGCAGGTGTCGGTGGAAGATCTTAACAAGGGCGTTATCATTCAGTCCGGCAACGACGCCAGCATCGCGATTGCCGACTACGTGGCGGGCAGCCAGGACGCCTTTGTCAGCCTGATGAACGGCTATGCGCAGAAGATGGGCCTCACCAATACCACCTTTAAGACCGTGCACGGGCTTGATGCGCCGGGTCAGTTCAGTACCGCCCGCGATATGGCGCTGCTGACCAAAGCGATGATCCATGATGTGCCGGAAGAGTATGCGATCCACAAAGAAAAAGAGTTCACTTTCAACAAAATCCGTCAGCCGAACCGTAACCGCCTGCTGTGGAGCACGAACCTCAACGCTGACGGCGTGAAAACCGGAACCACTGCCGGTGCGGGCTACAATCTGGTCTCTTCCGCGACGCAAAACGACATGCGCCTGATTGCCGTCGTGCTCGGCACCAAAACTGACCGTATCCGATTTAACGAATCTGAAAAATTGCTGACCTGGGGCTTCCGCTTTTATGAAACCGTGACGCCGATTAAACCTGATGCCACCTTCATTACCCAGCGCGTCTGGTTTGGCGATAGCAGTGAAGCGAAGCTTGGCGCGGGCGAGGCCGGTTCCATCACGCTGCCGAAAGGCCAGTTGAAAAACCTGAAGGCCAGCTACACCCTGAATGATACGCAGCTGACCGCACCGCTGACTAAAGGGCAGGTTGTCGGCACCATCGACTTTAAACTGAATGATAAAACCATTGAACAGCGGCCGCTGATTGTTATGGAAGCGGTCAATGAAGGCGGGTTCTTTAGCCGGATGATCGATTTCGTGCTGATGAAACTGCACGGCTGGTTCGGCGGCTGGTTCTCGTAA